CTTTGAGTTTGAAATGCCAGTATAAGGAGGAATTAACGATGGCTAATAAGAAGAACAAGGTAAAGTACAACCTTAAAAATGTACATTACGCATTGCTTACTATCGATGAGCAGGGCAATGTATCATATGGCACGCCTGTTGCTATTCCGGGTGCTGTATCGATTGGACTTGATGCAAATGGAGAGCCTAGTAACTTCTATGCGGATGGATATGCGTATTACACGATTTCCAACAACATGGGTTATGAAGGTGACCTTGAAATTGCAATGGTTCCTGAATCATTCCGTTTGGATGTTCTTAAGGAGAAACTCGATGACAATAAGGTTCTCATTGAGGATGCAAATGCAGAGACAGCGAACTTTGCACTCTTGTTTGAGTTTGATGGCGATGTAAGAAAAATCCGTCATGTCCTTTATAAGTGTGCGGCAAGCCGTCCTTCCATTGAGTCACAGACCAATGAGGATGAAATCGAAGTTCAGACTGAGACTCTTACCCTTAAAGCTACACCACTTGAAAACGGATTTGTTAAGGCAAAGACAGGAGATGATACCACAGATGAAGTTTATCAGAACTGGTATAACGAGGTGTATCTTACATCCACTACAAAAGGAAGCGAGGAATAATCCATGAGTATTATCAAGAAAGTGGAGATAGATGGAAAGCAGGTGCCATTTAAGGCATCTGCAGCTATCCCAAGAATTTATAGAATCAAATTTAACAGAGACATTTATAAAGACCTTCGTTCATTGGAGAAGGCAGTGGGAGATGGGGACGAGACAAACTCCAACCTTGATTTATTCTCACTTGAGATGTTTGAGAACATTGCATATGTAATGGCCAAACACGCAGACCCATCAATTCCAGACACACCAGAAGAGTGGCTTGATGCATTCAACACCTTTTCTATCTACCAGGTGTTGCCAAGCATTATTGAGTTATGGGGCATTAATGTTCAGACGGATGTGGAGTCTAAAAAAAACTTCGCCCAACTGACAGGGAAATGACAACCCCATTATTCCTACTCAGATGCGTACAGCTTGGAATAAGCATTCGTGACCTTGACCTTCTTACGATTGGGCTTGTGAATGATATGTATGCGGAGAATGGAAATGATGATTATAAAGGCTATAAGGAATTAGCCACACAGCAAGATTTTGACAGATTTTAAGGAAGAGCATCGGCAGAAATGTCGGTGCTTTTATTGTGATTATTTAGGAGAGGAGGAAGACCGATGGCAAGTAGAATACAGGGGATTACCGTTGAGATTGGTGGAGATACTACCAAGTTGCAGACTGCCCTTAAAGGCTTAAATGGAGAAATTAAATCTACACAGAGTCAGCTTAAGGATGTAGAGAAACTCTTAAAAATGGATCCAGGTAATACAGAACTTCTTGCACAGAAGGAAAAACTCCTGGCACAAGCCGTTGATGAAACCAAGCAGAAACTTGAAACTTTGAAAACGGCAGCAGAGCAGGCTAACACAGCACTTGAAAATGGAGATATTTCGCAGGAACAGTATGATGCACTTCAAAGAGAAATCATAGAAACAGAGGCTGACCTAAAGAAGTTAGAGACAGCCGCCAATCAGTCAGCTACGGCATTACAGAAGATTGGAAATGCCGGAGAGAAGATGAAAACAGTCGGTGATGGTATGCAAGAGGCAGGAAAGAAGATGCTACCTGTTACGGCTACCGTTACAGCACTTGGAACAGCATCTCTTACAACGGCTGCGAATTTTGAGAGTTCCATGTCACAGGTACAGGCAACTATGGGTATTACCAAAGACTCCATGTCAACCCTTAACGGACAGAGCGTAAATACAATGGATGCCTTAAATGATCTTGCAAAGGAGATGGGTGCATCAACCGCCTTTTCAGCCAGTGAGTGTGCCGAGGCATTAAATTATCTTGCGCTTGCAGGATATAGCACACAGGAAATGGCAGATACTCTTCCTACTGTACTCAACCTTGCGGCAGCAGGTGGTATTGACCTTGCATCAGCATCGGATATGGTAACAGATGCGATGTCTGCCCTTGGTATGGAAACATCTGAGGCTGATACAATGGTAGACCAGATGGCAAAGACGGCTTCATCTACCAATACATCCGTTGCACAGTTAGGAGAAGGTATTCTTACTATTGGCGCAACAGCCAAATCGATAAAGGGTGGAACGGCAGAACTTAATACGGCTCTTGGTATTTTGGCTAACAACGGTATCAAGGGTGCAGAAGGTGGTACACATCTTCGAAATATTATCCTGTCATTGCAGAACCCTACCGACAAGGCCGCAGCCCAGATGGAGGCACTTGGTGTATCTGTATACGACTCTGAAGGTAATATGAGATCCATGAATGATATTCTGGGTGACCTTAATACATCAATGGATGGAATGACCTCGGAAGAAAAAGCAAACATTATCAGCACAATTTTTAATAAGACAGACCTTTCTTCTGTAAATGCTTTATTAGCAAATACAGGAGAGACTTGGGATAGTCTGCAAGGCTCAATAACAAACAGTGCCGGAGCAGCACAGCAGATGGCAGATACCCAACTCGACAATTTACAAGGTCAGTTAACACTTTTAAAGTCAGCCCTTGAAGGACTGGCTATTTCTTTTGGTCAGTTACTGATGCCTGCAATAAAAAGTATCGTTGGAGTGGTTCAGAATGTTGTTGACTGGCTCAATAGTCTTGATGAGGGTACAAAGAAAGTTATTGTGACGATTGCCCTTGTGGTTGCGGCTATTGGCCCCGTGCTGATTGTTGTTGGAAAGATTATATCTTCGGTTGGAACAATTATGACGGTTATTCCGAAACTTGGTGGAGCCTTAAAAGCTGTGCAGGGTGCTATGGCAGCCTTTAATGCTGTATGTGCTGCGAATCCATATGTTCTGATCATTGCAGCTATTGTTGCTCTGATAGCAATATTCGTTGTGCTTTGGAACAAGTGTGATGGATTCAGACAGTTCTGGATTAACTTATGGGAAGGAATCAAGTCAGTTATTTCTACAGCAGTTGAAGCTATCAAGGGGTTCTTTATGGCAGTCATTGATTTTGTAAAGAACAACTGGCAGGGGTTACTTCTTTTGTTAGTGAATCCGTTTGCCGGAGCATTCAAGCTTTTGTATGACAACTGCGAAGGATTCAGGAACTTCATTGATGGAGCGCTTGAAGCAATAAAGACAGCCATATCAAACGCCTGGGAAGCAATCAAGACAGGAATCACCACAGTATGGACAGCAATCACGGGTTTCTTTACTACGGTTTGGGAAGGTATCAAGAATATTTTCACTACTGTACTTGAAGTGATAAAGACTGCAATTACAACCTATATCAATGCGTACAAGCTGGTTATTACAACGATATTTACTGCGATACAAACCGTAATCACTACGATTTGGAATGCGATATCGACTTTCTTTACTACGATATTAAATACCATAAAGACAACATTTTCTACGGTGTGGATGGCTATTCAAACAGCGGTTACTACAGTAATCAATGCTATAAAGACCATCATAACCACTGTATGGAATGCAATCAGTACAACGGTATCAACGGTTATGAATACCATCAGAAATACAATCAGTAATCTTTGGAATGGCATAAAAACCACGATTACCACGATTGTAAATGGCATTAAGACCACAGTCAGCACGGTGTTTAATAACATCCTTTCTGCTATTAAAACCACAGTGGGGAATATAGCATCGGCAATTAAGAGTGGATTCCAGACGGCAGTCAGTTATATTACCAGCCTTCCTTCACAGGCTTTGCAGTGGGGTAAGGATATGATTATGGGAATTGTAAATGGTATCAAATCCTGCATGAGTGCGGTAGGAGATGCCGTCAAGGGAGTGGCAGATAAGATTAAGTCATTCCTTCACTTCTCGGTGCCGGATGAAGGCCCTCTTACAGACTATGAGTCTTGGATGCCCGATTTCATGGACGGACTTGCAAAGGGAATAGAAAAAAGTAAGAAGGTAGTGGCAAAGGCTGTGGAAGGGGTATCGCAGGATATGGTTATTAGTCCTGTGGCATCTTTGAATGCAACAGAGTTTACGGCAGATAGAACTAGCCGTGCCTCAAATTCTGATTCCAATTCTGTAGCGGGACCACTGATTGAAATCAAGGAAATGATTGTGCGTAATGATGATGATATCAAGAAAATATCGCAGCAGTTATATAGACAGCTACAGCAAGGTCGAAGAGCAAACGGTTATTTGTAAAGGAGGGAGAAAACTGTGGGATTTACTTTTGATGGCATTTCCTCAAAAAGTATGGGAATTGCCACACGCATGACAACAGAAAATCGAATACCAGATTTGCGTAATAACTCCATTACAATGGCGGGAAGAGATGGCTTGTTAGACCTTGGCTGTTCGTTATCGGAGCGTGTTATAGAAATATCCTGTTTCATTCCACCTATGCTTTCGCAGGAAGCGTTCTTACAACGTAAGGATGAGATTGTGGAATGGCTGAACCCTAAAAAGGGACTATGCGACTTGGTTCTTGATACGGAACCAGGTCGTATTTATTATGCAAGGCTTCAAAGTGGTGTGTCTTTTGAGCGTATGGTTCGTTTGTCTGCAACGTTTGAGTTGGAGTTTATCTGTCCAGATCCATTTGGATATGCAACAGAGGATGAGGTGTTCTTAATCACATCGGAGGGAGAGCATACAGCTACAAGGGTACTTGGCAATCTTGAATCATATCCTATTTATCGAGTGAACGGCACTTTTGAATCAGGAGCAGGAAACAATATCACTATTACAACAAATGACGAGGAACTACAGATTTCAAATGTAGACCTTAAGCCTACAGAAACATTTGTAGTAGATACAAGTAAGATGACAGCGTGGATTGAGGATGAGGACGGAAACAAGGTGCAAAATGGACTTCCATACATAGCCGATTTGAATTTCCCAACCTTGAAAGTTGGAAATAATCTTATTTCTGTAACTGTTACAAATGCAGAATTTACAAAACTTGAAATACAAGCGAAAAGCCGATGGAGGTGATGATGAATGACTTTAAAAACCATATTAAATATGCAGACTGATTTTACTGGAGAGTTCCCGGTAGAGTTTGCGAAGGATGGTTTATGGAGATTTAATGAATCTGCCCCAGACGGCAATACAGAACTTGCCGATGCATCAGGCAAAGGAAGAAATATGTTCATCAATGGATGGAGCGGTACAACTGCATCTCTCCGTGGTGGACATAGTGGTAACTATTTTAGATTCAATATTAATAATCCATCTACAGAAAAGACCTATCTTAAATGCACGAATGATGGGAGTATATTTGCAAATATCGGTGAGCGTATTATCTGTGGTGGTTGGATTAGTCCTACAACCTATTCTGTAGGAAATACATACACACCGATTTTTAATACCAGAAGTGGTCCGGGACAGCCTATATTTTATATATCACTTATCCGAGGAAAGCCAAGGCTTATGCTTTATTCTTCGGGTGGGTCTTTGATTTTGGATAAGTCTTTCACACCGACATTTAACATGATAAATGGTGGTTGGTATTTTATTGCAGCAATCATTGAGCCGAATAATAAAAAGGCTTGGATGGTTCTTGGGGATAGAAGTAGTGGAGAGTTTTGGATTTCATCAGCCGAGACTATTTCGGGTACACTTAATCCTTCATGCACAGCTGACTTGGTTATCGGAATGCACTCAAACTCATATTGGTTTGCAGGTGGTGTTGATGATTGGTTTTTGGACTGTGATTCAAACCTTACAGCAAATGATCTGGCAGATTATTTCCGTACCACCGTTTTTGCCAATGGTGGAGATACAACAGGAAAAGTGGATGCTTTATCGACAGAGGGTGCTGTTACACTTCGAAAGACTTCTGGCGTATATCCGGATAGTGGAGTCCTTTATTCAAAAGCTGTGGAATGCAATCTTTCCGGTACAGGGAAGGTTGCTGTGACAAGTGAGTGTGTGGCAGGAGTTACAGCTATATCTTTAGTGGAAGTATCTACAAGCAACAATCTGATTGATTGGAGTGATTGGGTTGCTCTCGGTTCTGATGGGAAACTAAAGAATGCAAATTGTAAATATATCCGTTTTAGAGTGACGCTTACCACGGAAGATACATCAAAGACTCCAAGACTCATAGACATTAAGATTTATGATATTCCAAAGCCACCATATGAGAAAATCGGCTATGCAAGACCTATTGTTTTGGATAGAAATGGTGCTTGGGAGGCGGTCTTGGAAAATGCCTATGACATTATTGTAACTGGAGAAATCAATGGAGAAGATACACTTACCTTTTCCATTCCATTTGAAGATAGTAAACGCCAGTACATCGATAATGAGAAGAAAATCCAGATAGTAGAGGATGTATATACGATTCGAACAGTTGTTGATAGCAAAGATGCCTCGGGTAATTCTGTAACAGAAGTATATGCAGAGGCAGAGTTCTATGACTTGGCATATTCTTTGCGAAAAGAGGAAAAGACCTTTGATGCTGAAAAAGCAGATGTTCCTATGGCATATGCATTAGAGGGAACAGAGTGGTCTGTTGGAAAGGTTAATGTTTCTACGAAACGAACATGGACTTCTACCGAAAAGAATGCTTTATCTATTTTAAGGGCTGTGGCAGATATTCATGGTGGAGACCTTGTATTTGATTGTCCGAATAAGCAGGTACATCTTCTGACATTAAGTGGTAAAAATAGTGGTGCTGTATTTATGTATGGTAAAAACCTAAAGGAGATTGAAAGAACTGTGGATACCACAGGACTTGTCACTAGGTTATATGCATACGGATCAGGAGGCATGACTTTTGCTGATATCAATGGTGGAAAGCCCTATGTGGAGAATTACAAGTATTCTTCAGATATAAGAGTTTCGTCTTTGGATTGTTCTTCATTTACAAATCCATATCAGATGAAAGAATATGCCGAGATGCGACTTGCAGATTATTGCAAGCCGACCATATCTTATGTGCTTAAAGCTATGGACTTATCGGTTCTTACAGGCTATGAACATGAGGCATGGGAACTTGGAGATTATGTTCGTGTTGAGGATAAGGATTTAGGACTTTCTGTTACTACAAGAATTGTGCGAAGAGAGTACAATCTGCAGGAGCCTTGGAACACAGTACTTGAATTATCAACCACACTAAAAAACCTCGGTAGCTCCACAAGTAAGTGGGATAATGCTGCAGATTCCTTGGAAGGTGTAAGCGTGGTATCAAGTGATGATATTGCAGAACTTGTACCATTTAATCTTCTTCGCAATTCCCGTGCTGATGATGGTCTTGCCTATTGGACTTCTTCCGGCTTTGATGCAGATGGAACTACAGGTGCAAGTGGAACAGCATCCTTTAAGGCAGAGGGTGTGTCTGGTATGACAAAGAGTCTTTCTCAAACGGTTTATCCTGCCAACCGAGACAGTTATACCATTTCCGCACAGATTGCATCGGAAAACCTTAAAAAGCTGGGTGCTGATTCACAAGTTGGTATTGAGATTGTGATTGAGTACGAAGATGGTAGCACAGAAAAAAGATTTATAGACCTTTACTAACAGGAGGAATGCTATGTCGTATTTTTCAAGAACTGCGGCCAAGATTACACCAGAAGGGTATGGGGATAGAATAAAGAGTATAACCGTCCGTGTATGTATTACAAACTGCACGGGCGAATTTTATATTACTGACATTCTTTTACAAGGTGGCTCTGTAGCAATCGGATGGGTAGGGCATCCGTCAGAGATTAAATGGACTTTAGATGGCTGAGTTTATTAGGCTTGCAGAAGTTGTAAATAAGAAAAAAGATATGCGTGTTGTGAGTATAAATGTGATTCCTACCATCACAGATTGCTCCGGCACTTTATGGATTACTGATTTGCAGATACAAGAAGGTTCTGTGTTAGCGGGCTATGCACCACATACAGAGAAGATGCTTGAAAAGTTCCGCGAGGGTGATGCTATAAAGCCACCTGTTTGGTTCAACGGAATCGTAAGGTCAAATGAAACAGTAATCCTTTGTAACATGGGTGAGGCTTCAACAGGCTTGGATATAGATATATATCCCAAGAGTAACATGGCGGCAGGAACAATTGAACTTGCTCAAGGTGTCGGAGGACAGAGGGTGTCATTTCCCGTGGCTGTTAATAAGGATGATGACCTTGCTTTATATGCATCTACAAGAGAATGTAAAAAGAATGGTGTACCTACAAAAAAGGACGGATTTTATCAGTACAGTGCAGCTTGGGATTCAAAGCACATAGTCAAAGTCGAAAAGGGAAAGACAGCAAGGGTTTTATATACCATGCAGGAGATGCAAGATGGGGGTGAGTTGTTTTAATGAATACACTTGATGGAAAAGAAATCATGGTCTGGACATTTATGGGCAATGCCAGAATGTATCAAGCACTTCGTGATTATGGAGACCGTATCAGCCAGATCGGTCTTTTTTCATTTAAGGTAAAAGCAACTGGAGAGATATATGAGAGTGGTGTTGCTATTTCAAATATGCTTACCTACATCAATAAGTGGAAGCATATCAAATGGCTACTTACTGTATCAAACGATGGTACAAACAGCATCTTCAAAGCAATCCGGGATAATTCAAGTGGTGCGCAGGATAAATTCCTATCAGAACTTGTAAGAATTATGCAGAAGTATCCTTGGTGTGATGGAATTGATATCGACTTGGAAAAGGGAGATGACTATTCCACTCATGCAGCATCTACGGCTTTGTTTAAGAATATTTATAACACAGTAAAAAGCTATGATTCTTCAAAGCTTGTAAATATCTGCTTGCCGGGTATGACAAGTGTGAATGGCTCGGTCGGTGGTGAGAATTGGTGTGTGTATGCAGACCTTAATAATTACTGTGATTCGGCTGCAATCATGAGTTATGGAATGGCATGGGCAGGTTCTGCACCTGGTCCCGTATCTCCGAGAAGTTGGCTTGAAGGCATATATGATTATGCATCCAAGGTTATGAACAGTAAGAAAGTGTTTCTTGGTATGCCTGCCTATGGATGGAATTGGCAGATATACGATACTCCAAAGAATATAGGAAAGACCTACAGAGGAACATCAAACACCTATTATGCAGCACAGAACTGGATGAATGGAAAATATAACTTTACCGATGATATGCCACCACAACCATTTATACCGATTGTTGCATATTGGGATGATAACAATAAGGTGCCGTGGGCATTACCTCATGTGTATGACTACATGGAAGGACAGGATTATACGGCACATACTTATCCTCAGCTGAATGGAACATATAACGGCAGACATTATCTGACGGCATATAGCAAACAGCAGGAGACTTCTTTTGGAACGATATATGTTGACCGCCCAGGAGGAAAGCCAGATAAAGAAGCGGGCATTGTATCCTATACGGATAATGTAACAACGCTCGGTGATGAGGGAGAGGCATCTTTTAATTTTACGATAGGCTCTGCAGGAACTTATGATATTGCCGTTCAGCTTTGTTACCCATTTTGGGATAAAAACGGCATTTATATAAGCATCGATGGAAATAAGAAACATTTTCATGAAAGCAGACTGTGGTGGCCATATTGGAGGAGTACATTTTGGTCGAGCCTCTCGGACAATATCTATTTATCAAAGGGAACTCATACCATCACGATTTCTGTGGATGTAAAAGGAGTACAGTTCTTTGGCTTTAGAGTCTGTTCTTCCTTTAGTGAGAAACCATCTGCTGGAGATGCCACCTATTTACTTGCTCCTAGAAAGTTTAAGGATGTGGAAGGAAATATGGTTGGTCCCGATAAGGGGTTCAAATTAACCCTTGAGATGTTAAGGAGAAAGCCTGACTCAGCTCTGATTTGGTATGAGGATTTCCAAGATGCAGGAATGCTTGAAACGAACTACTGGACTACGCTTTCTGGAAAATGGAGTGTATGGAGAAGTGTGGAGTATTCAGAAGAAAGAGTATACTCCCAACTTGACGGAAGTGGACAGTTTGCATGGAAGTATGATGGCTTTTCAGATATTCACTTGAGGGCAAGATTGGCCTTTCCGTCAAATGGAAGTGGCAGAGCCGGGGTGTTCTGTGGGAATTTGTACTGTTGCTTGAATATCACAAATCAAAGGGTGGAGTTATACAATGGCTCAACATTAATTGGAAGTTACAGCACATCACTTTCAAGAACACCAGACTCACAACTTCGAACTGACCCAAGTATGTATACCATAGAAATGAGAATCAGAAATGGCAAGGTTCGAGTATATTCCGGGGCATCTTATACACTTCGATTTACTGCAAATATTAGTGGTTTCTCGGGTGGTTATGCAGGATATCGTTCTGATAATAGAACTGTATGCGAATTACTTCGTATGGGAGATGCCTGGACATATGAACCTTATGAATGCTTTGATGTTGTTATGCCGGACGGCACTACATCGAGTTTTGGTCGCATCAGCAGAAGTAATTGTTCTTGGAATTCAGAGTTTCAGGTATTTACTTTAAATGCAGATGTGGAGGAGTCGGCTACAAGAAGTGAGGATATATCTCTAGAGTATGATTTCTTTCATTCTCATGTTATGACTTCGCTTAAGTGTGGCAATGACTACCCTGTAAAGATAATACCAAGGGATATAAATATTTGGATTTCCAGATTGTTCCTTGGAGATTCAGATGGGTTTTCCATTCTTTATTTCCAAGATGTGGACAGTTTGGTCTATTGGGCGAATGAGGCCGCATACAGATGGAAATTAAAAGGAATGTGTATGTGGTCGTTAGGACAGGAAGATTTAAGACTATGGGAGCATCTCCCAAAACAAACACCATAAATTTAGCGGTTGCTTTTATAGGCAGTCGCTTTTTTTATACCAATTTTTAAGAAGGGAGGAACTCACATGAGTGATCACGTAAGAGAAATCATTGCTTGGCTTGGTGCTTTGGGTATTCCATCCATTTTTGCGATGACCGCATGGTGTATCAAGAGTTGTATTCATTACACCAAGCAGCTGAAGGTTCTCGCAAAAGCACAGCAAGCGCAGATGAGGTCACAGCTTTTGGAGCAGTACCACTTCTATATGGATTCGGGTTGGATATCTGAAGAGCATATGGAAGATTGGGAAAACCAGTACAAGGCATATCACAGCCTTGGAGAAAACGGCATCTTGGATAGCCGTAGGGAACAGTTATTGTTATTGCCTAACAAAAAGGAGGATAAGAGAGATGAATAGTTATTGGAAGAACTGGATTAAGGCGGCTGGAATCAGAGCCGTGAAGACTGTCGCACAGACAGCAATTGCAACTATTGGGACATCTGCTGTTTTAGGAGATGTGAACTGGGTAATGGTAGCAAGTGCATCTGCTCTTGCAGGCATTTTATCATTGCTCACAAGTATTTCTGGTATTCCAGAAGTAACAAAGGAAGGTGATGAGTAATGAAGCTCGTTGAGAGTATACTTACAAAGAATCCGTGCTATACAGCCGGAAGAAAGATTGATGTTAAAGGGTTGATGTTACACTCGGTTGGTTGTTCCCAGCCGAGGGCATCAGCCTTTATTAATTCATGGAACAGTCCTACATTCGACAGAGCCTGTGTTCATGGATTTATTGATGGCAATGATGGAACTGTATATCAGACACTACCTTGGAATCACAGAGGATGGCATTGTGGTTCTTCTATCAACGGAAGTGGCAACAATACCCATATCGGAGTGGAGATGTGTGAGCCTGCCTGCATTACTTATACAGGCGGTGCGACATTCAAGTGTTCTGATGTTGCTACGGCAAAGGCTGTGGCTGAAAGAACTTATAGGGCAGCAGTAGAACTTTTCGCTATGCTCTGTAAGGAGTTTGGTCTTGACTCACTTGCAGATGGTGTTGTTATTTCTCATAAGGAAGGTCATGCTAGGGGCATTGCATCGAACCACGGTGATCCTGAACATTTATGGTCACAGCTTGGAATGGGATACACAATGGATACCTTCCGTAAGGCTGTAAAGGAGCAGATGGGTGGTAAGGCAGACACTAAGCAGGGAACACAGGCTAGTGTATTTGCAGGACTTTCAGAAAAGGATGCAGTTCCTATTATCGGAGAGTTATGCCGTGAGGATATGAAGAAGAGTGGGGTGCTTGCATCTGTATCAGCTGCACAGTTTATTCTTGAGAGTGGATACGGAAAGAGCGAACTCGGACAGAATGCCAATAATATGTTTGGTATGAAGAAGTCCTTATCCGGTAATACCTGGGCAGGCTCTACTTGGGATGGAACTTCGGTTTATACCAAGAAAACACAGGAACAGCACACCGATGGAACTTATGAGACCATTACGGCAGATTTTAGAAAGTATCCTTGTGTGGAGGATTCGGTTGCAGACCATTCTGCATATCTGCTTGGAGCCAAGAACGGAAGGTCACTCCGTTATAAGGGAATCAAGGGTATGACAGATTATAAGGCTGTGGCACAAATCATCAAAGACGGAGGGTATGCTACTTCACTTACTTATGTGGAGAAACTCTGTAATATCATCGAGAAGTGGAATCTGACACAGTATGATGTAACGGATGCACCCGCACCAAAACCATCAACACCAGATGCTGTGACGGAGTTCCCGGCTACACCATTTTCGGTTAAGGTCATCATCGATGATTTGAATTATCGTTCAGAGCCATCTATGAATGGCAAGGTCAACGGACAGACTGGAAAAGGCACCTTCACTATTATGGAAGTAAGAAACGGTGGATGGGGCAGACTTAAGAGTGGAGCAGGTTGGATTTGGCTTTCAAATCCTACTTATTGCACTGTCGGTAAAACTGTGGAAATTACCGAGGATAAGAAAAAGTCCATTGATGAACTTGCAAAAGAGGTCATTCGTGGAGACTGGGGCAATGGAACGGAACGCAAGGAGAAACTTACGGCTGCCGGATATGACTATGCCGCCATTCAGAAGAGAGTAAATGAAATGCTAAAGTAGGTGTCTATGGAAATTTTATGTATTGTTCTGATGATTCCATTTTATCTTGCCATTTGTAAATGCATGGATGATACAAGAGTTGAATTTGAAGAACTTCAAAAGTGGATAGAAGATAGTAAGTAGAGTTAAGGCTCGGAGGGAGAAATTCCTTCCGGGTCTTATTTTTTTTGCCCTTTTTTCAAAAAATTTCTCTGAAATTGGTAGTTTTGGCAATTTTCAATACATAGCTGTCAAAGGGAATGGATTTGTTCCCAAGGACAGGAGATGGAAGATATGCAAGTAACAAAACTTAGTAGTGACTGTGCAATGGAACATTGCCATGAAGTAAATAAGCAGACAGATGAAGAATTGCAGAGAGAATATGACTTTTATATGGCAGAGAAAATCGTAAAAAAGATGCTTGAAAGTGGTCTGATTTCTGATGTCGAATGTACCAGAATATCGGCAGAAA